GATGATCTGACTTTCCGTCGATGCTCCGGCGTTACCAAGAGCAACCAACGTCGCGCCGAACCTATCGACATCGATTCCAGCCGCGCCGAAGATATTCTGAATTTGCGCCGTCGCCGTTGCTGCCTGATCTGCCGTCAGATTCGTCGTGACTCCGAGATCGGCCATCGTGCGCGTGAATTGCACGATGTGTTCCTTGCTGATGCCTAACTGCCCGGCCGCCTCGCCGATTTTATTGATCTCGTTGACGGAGACCGGAATCTCAGTGGCCATCTCACGGAACGCTTCCGACAATTGACTGAATTCCGCCTCTGTCGCATCGACAGTTTTCCGGACTCCCACAAAGCTGCTCTCGAAATCGCTTGCCGCCTTAACGGACAATGCAGCCATTGCCGCTAATGGAACGGTGATCGCCGCTGTCAGAACCGTTCCCGCTTTAGTCGCAGCCTCGCCCATTGTTGCCAAAGCCTGAGTCGTCGGCTTTATTGTCTTCTCGAACTCTTTCGCTTCGCGTTGGGCGTCCCTCAGGCCATTGTTGAAATTCTCGGCCTGCAGTTTCAGTTCGACGAATAGGCTGCTGATTGTTGCCATGCAGTCATTATGCTCAGTGGCGGAGTTGACGTTCCATCCTCGTTCTTAGCTCTTCAGCTTCGAGTTCGGTTTCCAACGTGCCGATATCTTTCAGGTGACCATCGGCGCCCAGAACGTCGATCCCTTTGGCATCGTAGCTATCCAGCATCAACATACATCGCAGTTCCTCGATCTCACGTGCGCTCCACCTGGCAAGTAATTCACTGACCGGGATGCCGTACTGATGCGCTATGCCGGCGTGGAATCTCCGTCCAGGCCGGCCTCTGAGTTTTTTACGATTTCCTCGACATCTTCTTTTGTGATGCCGCTAAGCCGCGTCGCCACATCGTACAACTGCGTGACAATTTTGCCGTTCTTGCGGCCGATGGCTGCGGCATCGCCGTCCTTGAAATACCGGCTGCCATCTTCATTGCAGACTGCGAGTTCAACGAGGCGTTCTCTCGCCGACCGGAACCTGTCGCGCGATAATTTCACGCCAGTCGTAGACTTCGGATCCTCTATCCACGGCTGTTGCTCCCACGCAGCCTTATCCGCTGCGCTCAGGGACCGCACGTGCATATCCGCGCCGATCTCGCGGATATGTACCTTCTCGATAACTACATCGTTGCAGGCCAGAAACTCTTCTCTGTTCATAGACTCACTTTCCGAACTGCAGTCTCGGAATTTCAACCGGAGTACCGCCCGATAGCGCGATATCGATCTGGGTTTGAATCAACATCTGACGCAATACCACCATCTCGCCGGTACACTCATTGCGCTGCCGCTTCAAGGCCGTGCGGATAGGCCCGGATGGCAGCGATGCAATACGCGCCGTCAGTGTCTCATATTGAATTTGCTTCGCCGTCAACTGATCTTGTGCCGTCATGGTGTTTGCCTTTTACGGTGTCACGTCGCGGGTTACCGCCGCAGTCGTTGTGATACTGATGGTTCCGGAGATCTTTGCGATCTGACCCATCGCGTAAGTCTTAGCGACGCTCGACAGCGCCCCGGTAAATTGATATTCAGGATTGGATGTGCTGATCGCTCCATCCGAGGCCCGCCACGCGACCGCGAAATTGGTTGCAATGAGCGCCTCGATATCTTCATCGAGTGCATCATCGGCATGATCGTTCTCTGCCTCGAACGACAGCTGATAGTCCTGGATGCCGATAAGTTTCTGCTTGAAGTTATCGCCAAAGACGGTATCGTCGACGAGTTCGACATTATGCGTCACGGTGAACGACAGTGAGTCCGGATGGATGGATGTCCCGCCTAGCGTCAGGTAGCCATCGAGAACAACTAAGTGTGCCAATTAGAGCCTGCCTTTCTTTCTTACTGAATGCCTGCCGCCACGATCATATTGGCATTCGTTGCCGTGAACGCCGACACTGCCGCCCGGTAGAACGTATCCGTGATGGCACCGTCAACCGGCGTTGGATTTTCGGATGTTACCGCTGTCGCCGCCGTGAATGTTTTCCGGACCGTCGCTGACGGAAACCCTGTCGTGTCGCTTTCCACGCGGACCGTGATACTTCCCGCTCCAGTGTATTGCGTGATTGCAATCGCCACGTACAGCTTCTGCGTTGCGCTAGCCGCGCCAATGAGCACTTGTGCCCCGTTCACGGTGCCAGTCACGAGCGTTGCTGGATCGGCCAGCACTTTTCCCAGCACCCAGCTCCGCGTTGCCAATTGGCCAGCCAGCGAATACTTATAGATCTCGCCGAACTTGAGATCCCTCTTGTACTCGCCAGCCGCAATCAACCCGAATTCGCACGTATCGCCGACAGCCGCGCCAGTAGGACAGAGGATGATCGGCACGTCCTGTACTGCCATCCTGGCGTCGATGATCGTATCGCTATCCGTCGTGCCCTCAAGATTAACGTTCCCGGCAATCGAGAAATTCATTTCCCTGACACCGACAAATTTCTGACGGAATGTATCGCCATAACACGTGTCGTCCAGCAGAGTAATCGTGTGATTGATACCGTGGGCATTCACATCGCCCGAGATGTCGAAATGAGCGACATATATTTTTGCGCCTAGAGTTACGCTGTGTGCCATTGTTTCTATTGCATCCAAACGACGAGCGTTGTTCTCACGTGATCGGCCTCGCTGTTGGCGTCCAGCATCTCAATGTCTTCGGCCTCGCTATCGACGTACACGCCTTGCAGCGTTTCTCCGCCTATCGTGAGACTCGACGACTGCGTGAAGCATCCACGGATGGCCGTCTCCAGCGTTGCCCGGGCGCCTGCCGTTCCGCCACTTCTGGCAGACTGCACGTAGCCATCCATCTGTACGCCGATCCGCCACAGCGGACTGGCGAGTCCGTAAGTGTAGGCGGGAACCTTGCTGATTTCCTGGAACCGGATCGCCGGTAGCGTCACCGCTTGAGGCAATGCATCGGGATGGAAACGCGTACCCACGAGCGTATTCAGTGTACTGTTGGCCGTCTTCATTGCGACTAATGCCGTCTGCAAACTCATTTCACTTCCGCCTCAACCGCTTCTACGATAACTGCAGATATTAACGATTTCGCTTCCTCAATCTTTTCATCGAATGCTGGCCGTAAGAATGGCTGCGCCGGATTGTGCGCCAAGCCGAATTCAGGGATATGCGCATAAAATCCTTTACGCGATGGCCCGATCTTGCCGATGGCCTCAGTGGCCGACTGTTCTGTAACCGTGAACATCATACTCTCACGCAGCGTGCCTGTGTCGATAGGCGCCAACTGCTCCGCTCTCGCACGGATAGGCTCGCATCCAGCACGCACCGCCTTTGCCACGACGCGCTTTTGCGTCACCATCGACGATAGCCCAGACAGCTTTTCCAGCAATCCTTGCATTCCCAATACCGCATCACTCAACTTTGCTCACCATCAACACCGTGTCGAATTTATCGGCGGCGAAGGCTGCTCAGGAATTAAAAAAGGAGTATGAAGAGTTGCTGAAGCTGATCGCCGCAAGGCGCGAAGCTGAAGAGCACTCGAACAATGCTACAGCGATGATGGCGATCAACATGAGCAACGCTGCAGTTGCCGTGCAAGGCCTGCGTTCGGCGATGAGCGGCATTGCCGAAAATGAAGCCATCATGGACACCCTTATCCTCTCGGCTGAAAGAGCTTCAACGAATATCGCCGGACTCGGGAAGAACGTCGCGTTCTTGATCGAGCAACCGGATATCGAACTCGGCCTTAGCGACGACGATATCGCCAGAGCCAAAGAGTTAAATGATGAGCTGATGAGGGCTAAGGACTTTGAGCGGGCATGGGCTACGGCGATCGGAAACGTGACATCGGGAATCGCCGAGGGGTTGACGAATGCGCTATTCGAGGGGAAAAGTTTTGGCAAGTCCATGATCGATGTTGCGAAGAATGCGGCGAAAGGGATGCTGACGGCGTTTATTACCGGGCTTATCAGTCCGCTGACGGCGCAGATTGGGAAAATCGGCCAGTCGGTATCTGGAATATTGTCTGGTGGAGGCGGCGGTGGAGGCGGAGGCGGAGGACTGGGTGGCGCAACCGGCGGACTTGGAAAATCGCTGCTGGGAAGTCTGGGTTCTGTCGGCGGCATCGGCGCCATTGCCGGGCTCGGCATCGGCCTGATCGGTAAATTGTTCGGCAAGAGCGAAAAAGAAAAGCGTGAAGAGGCGGAAGCGGCTGAATATCAGGCAGAGGCAAAGAGAATCAACGCTGCAGCGGCGGCAGGGACTGGCGGCGGATCATGGATTCCGCCGTCGTGGACGCAGGACAGCTGGGACCAGCTGGAACAATCACGCCGTTACCAGCAGCCAGCGATGGCGGAACCGGCTTACGGCAATTATGGTGGAGGCTCAGGAGGAGGATCTACTACTGCAGGCGCACAAATAACAATCAACGTGAATGGGCCGCTCGTCGGAACCGTTGCGGAGTTGGCGCGTGAAGTCGCGATCCAGATCCAAAGAATCTCTGCCAATGAAGGCTTGCTCGTGCAAGGGGCGAGATGACAGCCAGAATCACCTACAACGGCAAAAATATCGATTTCCCGAAATCCTTCTTCGAGAAGCAGATCGATTCCAGCCGGCTCGTGATTCAGAACAAAGGCGTCATTCAGGAAACGCTTAACGTGGCCGCCACCGAAATGGTGCGTGTCTCATTCCGAGGCCTCTTAAACGTGGATCACGCGGATCTCAAGCGCCAATTGCAGCAATGGTTTCAGTGGGCGCAGGAAGGTAAGTATTGGACATTTGCGGCGGATTCCACAAAGACAGTGCTCACCACGCTGAATGGCGGTGCCTCAGCCGGGGCCACAACGATGGCGCTCACAAGCACCGCTGGTATTTCCGCCGATCAGCTGTTCGTTATCCGGAATCTCGTCCGCCTGGATGTTGTGGAAGTGGCAAGTGTCTCCTCGCCAAATGTCACGCTCAGCGAATCGCTAAACGTGGATTTTACGACAGGATCACGGTTCCGTACGGCGGAGTTCTGGCCAGGTAGACTCGCCGACGCCAAGCATCCGATCATCGAAGATCCGCCACGTCATTACCGCGTCCTGTTGAATTTCACGGAAGACGTTAATTCGTTCCAGTCATGATCACCGCGACGGCTGCGTACACAGCGGAAAACGAGAGTCTGCAGCGGACTCCGGTATACCGGCTCACGATGGGCGGCTTCTCGTTTTCGAACGGGCCGTGCATGGAGAACTACTACGGCGCGGTACTCCTCGATAGTCCCATCGGCTACTGGCGCTTAGGCGAGTCGAGCGGAACGTCTGCCGCCGATTCGTCCGGGAATGGACTCACCGGAACCTACGAAAATACGCCTACGCTTGGCGTCACCGGGCCTCATGTCCAAGACAGCAATACAGCCGTCACGTTTGCGAGTGCATCATCTGAAGATGTCACCATTCCAGATAATGCGCTATTCGATACGGCCTCCATATCCGTAGAGGCCTGGTTCAAGTCGACAGATACCGATGGCATTATCGTTGGCAAGAGTGATGGATCCTATCGCGGCTACACGCTGCAGATCAACACGTCGAAAATCCGCTGGCTTCATGTCACAGCTGCATCAGCTACTGTGTTCGATCTGTTTGAGACAGGAGCTTCGAATGACGGCGCTTGGCATCACGTCGTGGGAACCTGGGACGGGACGACTGGGACAGGCAAAGTGAAGCTGTACGTCGATGGCGTGCTCAATGGTACTGCAACGGCTGGGGCCGGGACGAATCTAAATAACGCTCACGTCGTCGGTATTGCAGGCGTTCCGTCGGTTGGAAATTATCTCGATGGCACAATTGATGAGGTGGCCATCTACACGCATGTGCTTTCGGCGAACCGCGTCCGGCTGCATTACAGCGCGAGCAAGATGCTGATGCAACGCGGGACGGTGCTCCCGTATCTCCGCTCGCCGCGGAGCTTGGCTGCACAGATCGATCCGTACAAGGGACGTAGCAGCGTCAGTTCGCTAGTGGTGGTGCTCGACGATATCAGCAATTACCAGACTGAGGTTCTGGTAGATTCGCCGGCTGTATTCTTGCGGCTCGGCGAACTGTACGGGACTGCCGCGCAGGACACGGGGCCGAATAATCTCGAGGGAACCTATGTCGGCGATCTGTTGCTAGGCGAGAGCGGTGCGTTGACTGGCAATGCCGATACCGCAGTGACGTTGGACGGCTCAACGCAGTACGTAACTGTGGCGGACAATGCGCTCATCGATCACGGCGATACGTTCACTTTGGAGTGTTGGGCCAAGTTCGATTCCGTTGGAGCGGGCACCGATCCGCTGTTCGATAAAGGAACGAACGGCTATTATCTCTACCGCTCGACGGCCAGTCTCATCCTCGCGAAGAAAGGGACAGCGGATATCGTTACGGCGTCTGTCTCACTGACGGCTGGCGCCTGGACGTATATCGTCGCCACGAAGAGCGGCGCTACGGTGCGGTTGTACATCAATGGGACCGATGTAACAGGTAGCGTGAGCAATCAGACATGCGCATCGACGGCGACGGCGCTGTTTCTCGGCCAGGACAGCGGTGCGACGACGTGGCTGGCTGGCTCGCTTGATGAAGTAGCGGTGTATCCAACGGCGCTGTCCGGCGGGGCCGTGAAAGCGCATTATGAATCCGGTCTGTATGGCAAGGGAGTAAACGGCGCGATTACGAAACTGATTTCTGCTGACATTATCAACGGAAGCGCCGTGTTCGATATTGGATTTGCCGGCATCCGGTTGGCCGATTATTGCATGGGGTTCTTCACGGGAACGGTGGACACCTACAGGCTGACTGCCGATATGGCCGGTTACGAAATTACATGCCGTGCGATTCTAGGATCGGCAAACAAACCATTGTTCCGGATTGCGTCGACGAATTTGTACGCTGCCATCAACGCCAGCGCAACATCAATGAACCTGACCGATGCGCGTGATCTTTTAGCCGCCGGTTATGTGGCTATCGATTCGGAAATCATCCAATACTCAGGATCTGGGTTAACTGGATCGCCTCAGCCGAGTTCTTGGTGGCGCGGCCTTGCGTTTAACGGCGCCGTATTGGTTGGCGTATCCAGGCCGGGAACAACATCTCCTGCAGCGACTTCGGTGGATGGCGCGGTGTGGATTACGAGGACGCCGGCGGCAGCAAGCGGATGGAATGATGTCTGTTGGGCTGCCGCGCTGGGATTGTTTTGTGCGGTCGCTGGAGACAGCGCGGACTGCGTTATGACGTCGCCCGACGGGATTACGTGGACATTGAGGACGCCGGCTGCAGTTAAGGACTGGGAAGCGGTCGCGTGGTCGCCATCGCTCTCCTTATTTGCCGCAGTGTCATCTGATTCGACTAACGTTATCATGACGTCGCCTGACGGGATTACGTGGACCACGCGTACCACGCCAACGTTACTAAGCGCGGCAATAGCATGGTCACCTGATTTGGCGATATTTACGACGTGCAATATGTCGTCGACCGATGGAATCACATGGACAGACAGAACTGGCACGGGAGGCGTAGCAGCCGAAGATATTGCGTGGTCGCCGGCGCTTGGGTTATTTGTGGCGGTGATTGGCGGCGCAAATGCGAAGAGTTCGCCAGATGGAATCACATGGACGACGAGAACGGCGGCTGCTTCTGGGTCGTGGAGCAGTGTTGATTGGTCTCCGGCCCTAGCTATGTTCGCTGCGGTCGGTTATCCCGAGTTAATTATGACGTCCACTAACGGGACTACGTGGACGAGCAGGACAGTACCAAACGCAGCCTGGTTATATTCCGTCGTCTGGGCCTCTGAGTTGGGTAAATTTGTCGCGCTGCCTAACGATTCTGGCGGAATAGTGTCTGTAGATGGAATCACTTGGACTCAACACACATGCACATTGACAGGACTGACGCGCGGCAAATTCTCGACGACGGCAGCATCGCATTCGGCGGCAGCTACCGTGAGCGAACTGCTGTACTACACTGGTCACATTCTCGACATTCTCCTGCTCTGGCTTGAAAACACAGACAAGTCTGGGTTGAGTATCGCGGCTGCCAACATCGATACGGCAGGGATCGCGGCCATCAAAGCTGAATTGGGAGACTGTCAAGCCACGTATTACATCCGCGAAGAGCGGAATGCCAAGGAATGGATCGAGGACGAAATCAATCTAGTGCTTGGGATGTATCCAGTACTCAGCGGAAAATACTCGATCCATTATGGCGTTGCGCTAGACATCGCGGATTCCGTCGATACCATCACGCATGACGATATTGTGTTCTCTGACGATGGCCGGCCGCTTATTACCTGGGACGGGAATTTTACGAGCTCGGTGTACAACGTCATCGTGTTCAATTTCGACAAAGGCGTTCTGACCGATACCTACGCCACTTCGCTGAAGTTTGAAAACGCGGCGTCCATTGCGCTCTACGGACGGCGGCAGTTGACGATCTCGTCGCAAGGCCTGAAGTCGTTGAGCAGTGGCTCCACGCTGGACCGCATTGAGGACATTGCGGATAGGTATATCGCACGATATGCTGACGGTTCACGGCTCATCACGATTCAGACGTTTCTCCGGAAAGCATTGCTGTCTCCCGGCGATATCGTGAGTGTGACATCGAGCGTGATCCCGAACCGGACGACAGGAAAACGTGGCGTCACAAATGTGCCGATGGAAATCATCAACAGCGAATTGATGTTCGATACGGGCATTGTGCAGTTAACGCTTTTGGATGTGACTTAAGACATATGAAAGCCGCGCTCACGCTACTATTAGCCATCGTTATGTTGGCGTCATGCGTTACAGTGCGGCGCATGGTACCTCATGCTGTGCTCTGGGGAGGTGCTGTTGCCGATATTGCGGCGGCGCGGACAATAATCCGGAACGGTGGACGCGAACTCAATCCACTGCTTGGCCAAGGCGCACGGCGTCAGATAGCGGTAGTGTTTGCAGCGACAGGCGTGGTGGAATTGACAGCATGGAAAACGCCAGCGTTGGCCGCTAAGATCAGGTACGGCATTGGTGCGATGCATTTTGGTCTGACAGCATGGCAGATGCAACAAATCAAGAGGTGAAATAGTGGACAAGAAAAACATCATCAAGTCGAAAACATTCTGGCTGAACGCGCTGTCGTTAGCCGCAGTGTACGGCGAGCTGCTTCCGCCGAAGTATGCGGCAACCACCGTTGCGATCGCGAATATCGGCATGCGCCTCATCAGCGATGGCCAGGTGACGCTCGCTCCGGTTCCGAAAGCCGGTCTTCCGCCGGAATGATCAACTCCAGAAAAATCGAGGATCTGGCTCCGGAGGCGCGTGCCGTCTGCGAGCGTCATATTGCGCTGTGCGAGGCTGCTGGAATCAAGCTGCTGGTGACGTCGACATACCGCGATTATGTGTCACAGGACTATCTCTACGCGATAGGACGCACTATCGATCTAGATAAGCCGCGAGTCACAAAGGCGCGGGCTGGCCGCTCATGGCATAATTTCGCGTGCGCTTGGGACGTGGTCCCGCTCGACGCGGACGGAAAGCCGGTGTGGGACGATCAGGATCCTGTCTGGGATCAGGTGGTCACGTTAGGTATTCAGGCTGGCGCGGAGGCTGGAGCGACCTGGAAAACGTTCCCGGATCTGCCGCATTTTCAACTGAAGCCGCTGAATCTCACGCTGGCGCAGGCAAAAACGCGGTTTGACGTATCCGGTACTATTTTTGGTGCCTAGGCGCTCATTGCGTTCTCCTCCGGACCATGGCCCACATGTCGCGCAGGACGCCCCAGTCAAAAAAGCACTGGGCCTGCGGAAGCACAACAAGCCTTGGCTCGTCGAATCGCTCGGTACAATGAATAATGGCAATCCGTTTCGTCGTTCCTGGCGATTTGTCGAGGTCCAGATATGCTGCGAGCTGCAGTTCGTACGTGCTCTCCAGATTGTAGGTACATTTCAGGTCCATGATCATATCGTCAGTGACAATGTCTGCGGTTCCGGCGATCTCATCGTCGTGCAGGATGACTTGCGTTCTGGCCGTGAGCCCCTGTTTGTCCCACCACGGGATCAGCTTCTGCAGGAGTCCGGTGCCAGTATCCGGATTCCAAACGTCTTTGCGCGTTCCAGCCGGGATCTCATCGAGAGTGCCCCCGATATAGCGGCAGAACAGTTCGTCGGTTTCGACGCCTCGAAGCCGCGCGTTCTCCAGCACCGCGGGATCAGCACGGCTGAAATCGCGCGGTACTGGCCATGTCGAGCGGATGACGCTAGACACGGACGCGAGTTCCTTGCCGCCGAGCCAGTATCTATGGCATGGTGCGCAGAGGCGCACAATAGCCGCCTCTGCGCTGATCGAGTTGCATGAGCAAATGAGGTCTATAGCTGGCTCTCATTGCTTGGACAAAAACGGCGCTTGTTCGCGCGTTGCCTCATCCCTAGTCTTACAACGATACAAGGTGGCGATTTGTTCGTCTGTTGCAGGCGTTGGCTTAAACTTGGTCTTGCAACCAAGGATAATTGTGCATCGTTTTGCGCCGTTATCGACGCATTGGTGGCCCCGGTTGACGCATGAGACTTTATCAGGTAACGGACCGGCGAGCCATTGAGGCGTATTGCAGTCAGGACAAAAAGTAATGGTGTTCATTGGTTTGGTGTTCTTATGTTTATGGGTTTACTGCGCCGCTAACTTCCGTAGCCACGCCATGCCAAGTGGTTCCACCGAACGAAACGGCTGCTTCGACCGTCTCGGCGAACCTGCTGTCGAGTATCGTCTTCGTGCTAGGTTTGCCGTCTAAGACATGTCCATTGGCTCTGAGCCAGTCCTTCAGTAGCGCGTCCGCCTGGGGCTGCAGTGAGTCAGGAAGCGACTCGCGGAACTTGCGGTGAAAGTACCGCTGTTTGCCAATGTCGATGGTGACTCCTGTTTCTATGGGCGGCTGCGGCACATCCTGAGGCGCGACAGGAGAGGCACGCTCAGGTGTTTGTGGCGGATGGGCCACTGCCGCAGCCGGCCCAACTGGAGACGGCTTGCGAATGGGAATCGCCTCCGTCGTAACTTCAACTGGCCGTGCCGATTTCGGAAGATCCTGCGCGGCGAGCACTTCGCCTGACGCATTGACTGTAGCGCCGAGTTCCTCCGGGCAATACAATGCGCACGCCGAGACGTCTGGACAGTATGCCCGCTCACCTTGTGACAGCGCCCTCGCGAACAGCATGGCTTTTGGATACTTCGCCCAGACCGTATCCGCACCAGTGCGTGTCTTCCAAGACACTCCAGCGCGTTTCGCATCGTCTAGATCGAATCGCGATGACCCAATGTCGCACCACTGGTCGTCGCGTTTCTCGCGGAACAAGATCTCACATTGAGTGGCGTCCCACGCGGTAATACGGTAGTCGTACTTCCCGCTGCGCTTGATCGTCGCAGCGAGCAGATTCGCCGACAGCGCAGGCTTGCCTTCGATGATATAAATTCCACTCATTGAGACAATCGGCGAGAAACCCAGCTCGCGTCCGAAGAGGATCTTTGTTACGGCTTGCGCCTGATCGCGCACATCCGCGAAATACCCAGACATCTGGAGGACCTTGGCGAGCATGAATATCTCGGCGTACTCCGGCGAGAGGTCCATGAAGCGCGGCTCCTGGGCTACCAATGTCATGTCGCTCATTTGTGCTCCAGTCTCGCGAGTACGTCCAGGAGCGTGTCGCGGCGCGAGGTGAACCGTTCGGCCATGAGTTTGTCTTCGGTGCAGTGGGCGGCGAACTGCTGGTAGATGTCTGCCGAGATCCGGCAGAACTCGGCCAGGTTCTTCAACTCGCGCTCGTAATTGCGGCGCGGTTTACGTTTTGTCTTGGTCTCTGTCGTCACTGTGTTCTCCTGTTGTTGTCAATTTACTACATTCCCGGCTTGGGTATTCCGTAGTCTAGATTAGGGTCATCGTCATAGACGCAGCGGTCGCAGGGACACAGGTCGTCATGTCCATAATCGATGCCACAGGAACACGTCGTTCCGCGGTCGATCAGATCACCGCATTCCGCGCAGACGAATTCCGTCTCGTATAAGCTCACGCGGCCTCCAGTAGCGCGATAAGCGCATCGAGTTGCGCGGCCCTGGCGGCGGCACTGGCGGCGGCAGTGGCGGCATCTTCGCCAGCGATCCGGCGGCGCAAGACATCGGCCACGCCCATCACCCCGGCATACTGCTGCGGCCACCGATCCACAGGAACGTGTTGGATGACGCCATGCATTGGGTCCACCAGCAGCCAGAGCAGGAAGCGGCCGGCGGTCTTTGATAAATCCGCGCCTACGGGTATCGCCGTGACGAACCGGAGAGGCACTTCCTTTGCCTGCGCCAGCGGCAATCCCTGGAAAATGTTGTCGATCAGGCGTGCCAGCGCCTCTGGAATCCCGAGTTCGGCTGGGAACTTAGAGTGGTCGTTGCCGTGGATGATGCAGCCCACGGCGCAGCCTTGTCCGTTCTCCCAGTATTTTCCCTGCACGATCTCATCGGCAGCCGCATGGGCCTCGACTTGCGCGACGATCCGCGCCTTCAATTCCGCGCTATCCAACCATGCTTTCATTTGTTTCTCCTGTACTACTCTACCTGTTTCTGTGTAGTCACATTCCTAACATGACGCAGTAATACTTGTCAATACGATTCGTGTATGATTTGAGACGAATAATGTTGACGTCGCGAAACGCCATGTGCTACCAATAATGGCGGAATGAAGCTGAAAGAGTTCATTGCGGCGATACCAGTGGAAGTGGACGGCCGTAGATGGGTTTTCTGGGCTGGCGGCGAAATCCGCATCTCTGATATTCACATCAGAGTGCGGCTGCGATGCCAGTGCCCAATATCCTCACTCCTAGACGAGCCGGCGTCGGAATATCAGAGAGTAGGCGAGCGGTACGGCCTGACGCCGGCTCAAATAATGGAGATCGTCCGAGCGGCAGATTGCCGCGGCTCTGACCTTGGATGGAAGGCTGCGGTAATCCGCGCGGCGATACTCAAACACGTTGGATTGCAGGAGAAAGAGAGCAAGTAAACAATGACACAAAGAAAAAATGAACGGTACGCGATATGCGGCAAACATTCCGGCGACAGCCGCATTGGAGCGCCAGTGAGTGCCACCACGCTGAGCTCGATTGTCAATATTTTCGACTGCTCTGTTGAGGCGCGGAGGTCGATCGCAGCGGCGGTGCAATCGTGACTAGAGACGGATACGGATACGGAGCCGGAGCCGGATCCGGATTTGGAGCCTAAACAAAAGACATGGCCAAAACAAAATACAACACGGAACCCTTACGCCGCGAACGTCTGCGCCGCGGCTGGACAATGACGGCGCTGGCGCTCAGGCTAGGGGTGACGCCTCCTGTGGTCTCGCGCATCGAGAGCGGTGCCGTCCAGAGTCCACGCATGATCGCCAGGATGGCGGCTGAGCTGGGTGTGGAAATGGCGAGGTTGGTGAAATGAAAGGACAAAGACAATGGATTATCGGCAAGGTGACGTAGGAATAACGAAGGCAGCGCTGCCGGAAGGCGCCGTCCGTAAAACCGTCAAAGGACCAATCGTCCTCGCCTATGGCGAGACGACAGGGCACAAGCATCAGATCGCGGACACGGATAATGTAGAACTGTATGAAAAAGACGGCGTGGTTTATGTCCGCGTGATTCAGTCTCCCGCTGAACTCCGTCATGAGGAGCACGGTACCGTCGCGCTTACCCCGGACACGTACCGGGTAACGCTACAACAGGAGTATGCTCCGGAGGCTATCCGCAATGTCGCAGATTAAGCGTATTGAGCATCTGACAGACGCTCAAAAAAGCCAGATGGTTAACTATCGCGATAAATGGATCGCGATAGGCCTATCCACGGAGCCCGCCAATCGGATGCTGTCGGAAGCCGCAATCGTCAAGTGCTATAATGCAGCAAATCTCCCAGCTCCGAAAATAGTGTGGTGCGGCTCGCCTTTATCGCAGGCTCTAACCCGCGCTATTACCACAAAGACACTTGGGGCCAGGGCCAGCGTCCGGGACAGCGTCTGGGCCAGCGTCCGGGACAGCGTCGGGGCCAGCGTCTGGGCCAGCGTCTTGGCCAGCGTCCGGGCCAACGTCCAGGACAGCGTCCAGGACAGCGTCTGGGCCAGCGTCCGGGACAGCGTCCGGGCCAGCGTCGGGGACAGCGTCTGGGACAGCGTCTGGGCCAACGTCGGGGCCAACGTCTGGGACAGCGTCCAGGACAGCGTCCGGGCCAGCGTCGGGGACAGCGTCGGGGCCAGCGTCTG